AGGGTGGTGTGCCTCAAGCCGAGATCATGCCGTTTACCGACACGCAGCGTCGTGCCGCGGAGATGGCTGTCCAAGGCATTGGCGCATACGGCCCGATGATGCAGCAGGCGACGCAGACCCTGCAGCAAGGTGTCGGGGCAGTGGCGGGTTCCACTGGCGCGTTCGATCCGATGTCGTACCGTGCCTACTACGACCCCTTCGTAGAGCAGGTCATTGAAACACAGCAGCGGGAGATCGCCCGTCAGGGTGACATCGAGCGCCAGCGTGTCGGGGCTTCGGCCGTGCAGGCGGGGGCCTTTGGTGGTTCGCGTCAGGCCGTGGCGGAACAAGAGCTTGCCCGCAACGTGATGGACCAGCAGGCCCGCACCGGTGCGCAGCTTCGCTCTGCCGCCTTTACTGGCGCACAGCAGCAGGCTCAGAACGTCTTCGAGAACCAGATGCAGCGTGGCCAGCAGGCTGCGCAGATTTTCCAAGGTCTTGGAACTTCGCAGGCGGCTCTCGGCGAGGCGGCACAGGCGGCAGGGCAGCGCGACGTCAACGCTCTGTTCAACGTCGGTTCGCTCGAGCAGGGGCAGCGTCAGGCCGAGTACGATGTGCAGCGGGCCAACGCCATCGAGGCGGCCTACGAACCCTTCCAACGGTTCTCGTATATGTCCGACATTTTCAGAGGTGTTCCCTCGACGTCGCAGACACTTGGCGTGACCAGCGTCCCGACACCGAGCCCGGTGTCTGGGATCATCGGTACAGCCATGAACCTCGGCTCGTTTGGCCAGCAGTACGGCGGCGGTCGCGGCATCCTCGGAGCCTTGATGAACCCAAGCGGAGCATAACATGTCGGGTGTTTACAACCGGAAACTCTTCCGAAAGTCTTCTGCCCGCGACGAGCTTCGCCGCATGGGTGGGATTATGGCCAGCTCCGAGGAGCTGATGGCCGAGGCCATGAAGACCGCGCAACAAGCTCCGCGGCCCTCGGGCCTTGGGTCTATGGCCATGCCCGCACCGCAGGCTCCAATGCCGATGCAGCAACCCATGATGGCCCAGCCGATGATGGGGATGCCGATGCAGCAACCCATGATGGGTGAGCCTATGATGGCGCAGCCGATGGGTATGCCGATGCAGCAGCCGATGATGGCCCAGCCGTTCATGCCGCCGCAGGTTCCGCAGTCGGTTCAAGCGGCTCCGGCTCAGGCTGTCCCCGGGTTTTTCGCCGGTGGTCTGATCAACATGCTGCCCACGATGGGCGGCTCTTCCGCTGCGTCGGAGACGGAGCAACCTACCTCGCGTCCAAACCCTAACCGGGGTATCGGGATCGGCCCTTCCACTGTCCGGTCGGTGGACGTTTCAAAGCCCGCCGGTTCTTACCAGCGTGAAAACCCCCTGCCGCCGTCCGTGGTCAAGCGGGCCGAGGAGCTTGCGAAGAAGGTGGACGAACAGGCCCCAGAGAAGACCGCCGAAGAGGTTGTTGACGCGGCCAAGGCGACCGGCTTTGAGCCGAGCGGCGATACCAAGAACGATCTTGCCTCGATCTATCAGAGCCTGACCGGTGACCCGGCGGCCTACGAGAAGAACATCGATACCCTGAACCGCGGCATCATTGGTGCGGCGATTGCTGCGGGAACCTCCGCACGTGCTACGGAGAATATCGCCCGAGGCATGCTGGTTGGTCTGGAGGCTGCACGGGATACCGAAGAGCGCCGTGTTCGCGATGCTCGGGCCTTGCAGCTTGCGCAGCTTGAGGCGCAGGCTTCGGCCAATCGCAAGGCGTCCGATGACAACGGTTCTCGGGCCTACCGTAATCCGGTCGACGCCTACCAAGACGCCTATCAGTCGGTCATGAACGCCGGGGAGATGGACCTCGAGATTCCGGAAGGCATGTCCCGCGAGGATTACGCAGACCAAGTGGCCCTTGACCTCATCCGTCGGAGCTATTCGCCAGACCAGCTCGTCGGGTCGCCGTTCGAGGGCATGTCTACTCCGGCTGCAACGGGGACAGAAGGGCCTACCCAGACTGAGGAAGATGTTCTAAACTCGGCGCGTGCGGCACTTAACGCCGGGGCTGATGAGGCCGCTGTCAGAGAGCGCCTCCAAGCCATGGGGATTGATCCGGAGAAACTCTAATGGGCGCGTTCGACGACCTCATTCCTGCAGCCCCGCAGCAGGCGGCTGCCGGAAACCCGTTTGGCGATCTTGTGCCTAGAGATAGGTCTTTAGGGGCGGCCCTTGAGTTCACCGCGGACTTTGGCGAAGAGCTTGGGCGCGGCATTATTACCGCCCCGGTCAGCCTTGTTCAGGGTCTGACCGAACTTGGCGCGGCAGGCCTTGATCTTGCGCTGGGCACCAGCACGTCTCGTCCCGTTACCGAAGCATTCGAGTCGATGAAGTCGGGGATCAAGCCTGAGGGCATGGTTGGGCAGGCTGTTGAAGACATCACGGCGTTTGGCCTTGGGTTCATTCCAATTGCAGGTTGGCTCGGGCGGGCGTCCAGTGCCGCCAAAGCTGCCAAGATCGGAAAGGTTGTCAAGCCTTCCACCAGTAGGTTTCTTCGCTCCGCCGAGAACTTTGGAAAGACCTCCCGCGGGCAGGCGCTCCTGAGCACTCGCGCGGGGTTGATTGGAACGACGGCTGCCGCGGCCGCCGGGTACGAGACCATCTTCACTCCGGACGGTCGGGCAACCCTATCCGACACGTTCGACCTTGGCGGCCCTCTCCAGACCGAAGCAGACACCGGGCTGACTGGGCGCGAGGAAGCACTGCGCCGCATCCGCAACAAGCTGCGTTCAGGGGCCGAGGCGGGCCTTGCCAGCACTGCGTTTGACACGGCGCTTGTCGGCCTTGGTGCCGGGGCAGGGGCCATCGGACGGACGGAGGCTGGCTCTGCCGCCGCCCGGGGCATTCGCACAGGCTTTGACCTTCTTGGCACTGCCGCTCGCAAGATTCCGGGGGCGAAGTTTGTCGGCCGCGTTGGCACCAAGTACCTGACCCCCACAGGTGGGGCTGACCCACGCGTCTTCGAAGAGATGATGGACACTGTTGCCCGCATCGACGCCACCGAGGCAGGGGGCATCAAGGCTTACGGAGAGTACGAGCAGGCGCTGAACAACACGCTTGGCAAGCTGCGCCTGTTCGGCAAAGGAAAGGATACCGCCAAGCAGGCGGAGGCGGACCTGTTCCGCTACCTGACAGGCGTTGGTCCGGACATGTCGAAGTATGGAGAGGATGTGTCTAAGGCAGCGGACCGTCTGCTCAACACGTCGAACAAGGTCCGAGAGCAGTTCATAACCTCTGTCGAGCGAGAGCTGGCGACAGCGCTTCCGGGGGCGGACAGGACTGTGCGCCTGCAGAACGCGCTGAAAGCCATGAACGACCACGCTCAGGCGGAGAAGGGCTTCCTGCGCCGGGCGTTTCAGGTGCACAAGGACCCGATTAGCTACTACAAAAACATCGACCTGACGGGGAAGGACAAGCAGCTCTACGAGGAGGCTGTTACCGAGGTCGCTCGGAACTTGGACGTCGGGAGCTTCGCCACCCCCGAGACGCTGGCCTTGGCTCGGTACAAGATCAACGAATACATCGGGCTCGGGGCGATTAACAACGGCCTGACCCCGAAGGCGGCCATCGGCAAGATGCTGGACAGCATGAAGGCTCAGCAGCTGGACCCCAAGGGTGGCCTGTTTGCAAAGGACATGCCCCGCCTGAAGCTGACGCCCACTCTGCTGACACCTCGCGAGGCGATTCTAGACAGCTCCCCGAAGCTGCGTCAGCTCTTGGGCGAGGTGACCGACCCGAAAGAGTTGTACTACCAGACCATTGGCGACATGGCTAAGACGACCGAGGCTCTTCGCTTTTACCAAAACATGTCTTCTTCCGGGATGGTGGCGTCTCTGGCTGATGCGATCCCGAAAATCAACGAAGGCCTACGTCCGCTGTTCGTGCAGGTTCCCGACACCGCTGCGGGGCTCACCGACTTCGACGTCTCGCCGTTTATCCAGAGGGCTCAGGAGCTAAACGTCCGCACCACGGCCCCCGGGGCTGCTGGTCCGGACGTTCCTGCTCAGTTTGCTGGACAGGTCGGCATGCAGGACGTGATCGACAGCTACACCGACGAGCTGGTCCAGAACGGCTACCTCAAGCTTGGCGAGTCGGACAAGTTCTCCGACATCTTCACGGGTGCCTATGGCAGCCTGTCTGGTATCTACGTTGCCCCTGAGACATACCAAGCCTTGACCGCCCCGATGCGGATCGGCGTGACCGGGGTCGACGAGGTCTTGTCTATTCTGACCCAGATGCGTGGTCTCTCGCAGAAGATGACCATCGTTCCGAACCCTGAAAGCCAAGTGCGCAACATCCTTGGCAACACGGCCATGCTTGCCGCGACCGCGAACCTCGGGCGCTCGACTGACGTCTTCGACGTCTTCAAGCTGTTCACCACGAACCTTGATGGCCTGAACGAGCAGGGCCTCGAGCGCCTGTCCAAGGTCATCAGCCTGAGCGGCGTCACCGAGAGCAGCCTCGTGATCAAGGCGCTGCAGGAGTACAAAGATGCGGGTGCCGATCTGGCTGTGTCCGGCAAACTTCGCAACCTCATCACCAAGGCCGAGGGCTGGGTGCCTTTCCTGAAGGCCTTCGAGCGCCTCTACTCGGACTCGGACTCGTTCTTCAAGGGCGTGGCCGTGGTGTCGGAGCAGAACAAGCTGATGAAGGCCTTTGCCGACGCAGGGCTCAACCGCCCCGTTCTGGGTCTTCTCGAGGACATGCAGGATCAGGGCCTTGCCAAGCGCATCACTAGCAAGGCGAACCCCGAGCTGACCCCGCTCGAAGTCATGGCTGCGGACGCGGTCAAAGACATGTTCCCGATCTACAACCGCGTTGGCCTGTTCGTCCGTGAGCTCGACAAGTTCCCGGTCTTCGGTAACTTTATGTCCTTCGCCTCGGAGAACATCCGCAACTCTGTCAACATCCTCGACCGCGGACTGAAGGAGATGTCCTTCACCGTATCCGACCGGGTTCGAAAGCGCCTTGGCGAGGACACCGCCCGTGCCTTCGAGCGGTCTATCCGCGCGCAGGGTTCTCAGCGGCTTCTGGCCTACACGGCTGTGGCAGGGGTCATCCCTAAGGCCGCCGTCCGCGCCTCGATGGCGGCGACCGGGACAACGCCGGAGCAGATGGAAGCGATGTATGCCGAGCTTCCTGCGTTCTTCGCAGGTAACGACATCGTCGTGACAGACAACGATCAGGAAGGACGGCTCCAGTACATCAACCTGAGCTACACTCTGCCCTACGCCTTCGCCATCGACCCGGCCGTGGCTGGCATTCGTGCCTACAACGAAGCCGAGCGTCTTGGCAAAGATGAAATGACACAAATCACGAACGGCATCTGGGCCAGCGTAACGTCCTACGCCGACCCCTTCTCCTCTCAAGCGATGTCAACCGAGCGCGTCCTCGACGTGCTACCCCGCGCCCTGCTTGGCCGTGAGGGTCGCACCCTGACAGGGTCGGTTGTCTACAACGAGACTGACACGCTGTCCCAGAAGGTGCTGAGCTCGATCAACCACCTGAGCGCCACCTACATGCCGGGTTACGCCCGAGAGATCGTCGAGATTCGCGGCGGGGACATCCGCCCGGGCCGGATCACCCGCGCCATGACCGACACCCCCGGCCCACAGGGCGAAGAGTTCAACCTCCCTGCCGAGTTCGCCCGCGTTGTGACAGGCTTCACTCCGATGGAGCTGAACCTGAAGCGCGACTTCCAGTTTGCTGGCAAGGAGTATGGGCCTCGCCGTCAGGACGCCAAGACTGCCGCCACCCGTATCATCCGCGCTCCCGACCGCACGGCCGAGGAGATGCTGGGCGCATGGAACCAGTACCTCGACAATCTGTATCGTGAACAGGTCAAGCTTTATGGAGACATCCAAGCAGCTCGGACCTTGGGCCTTTCGGACAAGGACATCCGGCGGCAGCTAATCAAGGAAGCGAAGCTCGGTGCGGACGAGGTGAACATGATCATGCGTGGTCAGTTCTACCCCGGCAGTGCGTCTGAGGAGCTGCTCAAGGATATCCGCATGCAGGAGCGGTTCGACAAGATCAACCGGGTTACGCCTGCCTCTGATCTACCTGTCCGAGAGTTTAACCGCATGACGCGGGAGCGCATGCGTCAGGAGCTCATCCCCGAAGAGCCTGCCGCAGAGGCTGCTCCAAGCACCGCCGTTCCTTCGGGCGGGATGTTCGACGACCTTGTTCCGTCAGCACCGGCCCCGAGAAACCCCTTTGAGGACCTTCTCCCCGGCGGCGGGGGTAGCGGAAGTTCGTCGTCACAAGGGGCGGCACTGCCGCCCCCCGCCTTCGATTCAGTGCCAGCACCGTCGGCACCACAGCTGCCGACAGCACCGGCGAATAGGGCCTCCTTGTCTCCGAGCCTTCTCGGAGGTGACCTCGCATCGCAGATGGCGAATATGGAAATTGCACAGCGTATCTCGGGTCAGTAATCAAACTTCGGGTTGACCTCCACGGTCAACCCGTGAGCCCCGAACAGCTGCACCATCTCGTCGATGTCCCCGAAGACTTCTTCGAAAGCCTCCACGCCGTAGGCGTCGGCGAGGTTGAGGGCATGCGCCATCACCCTCGTCAGCGCCGCAATCTGCATTGGGTCCATGTCCTTGAAACCAATGCACTTTATCTCTTGCTCGTTCATCCGGCCTCTCCCCAATTGTTGCCGAGTTCTTGGTCCACTTTGCTGGGAACCTTGAGGGACAGCCCTTCTTCCATGATCTTGGTGATCCGGGCCGCCTGCTCGTCGGTCTCCACGTTGAAGCACAGTTCGTCATGCACCGTGAGGAGCGGGACCAGACCCTCCTCGTAGCACTGCGCCATGGCGAGTTTGTTCTGATCGGCAGCCGATCCTTGGATCACACGGTTCAGGGCTTTGTAGGTAAACGCCCGTCTCAGGCGACCCATCCCACCGTACTCACGCTGCGCGTCGTCGTACTTCATGGGCTTATTGTAGCCGAAGCTGGCAGGTTCCCAAAGATCAAAGCGGCACAGGCGGCCGCCGATTGTGCGAATCTTGCCCTCCCGATCTGCCCGCGTCGAGGCCAGCGTGGCCAGCTTCTTCACGAAGGGCACCTTGTCATCAAAGCGGCTTAGAATGGACGCGGCCTCTTCCAGAGAAATCCCAAGCTGCTGGGCCATCTTACCTTTCCCCATGCCATAAAGGATGCCCAATCCACAATTGTGTACTAGGCGTCCCGATACAGTGAAACGATGGCGGGGTCCGGCGTTACGAATGTCGTAGACACGCGCTTTCCGTGTCGGACGTAGCTCGGGATATCCTCTGGTCTCATCCCCTGTTCCAGCAGGGTTCGAACCTTCGCTGGACCAAACGAAAAGTCCGGATGGTCTGTCTTGATCAGATGCCAGAGATGCGCCTGAACAACCTTCTGGCCCAGATACTCTACCCAAACTGTCCTGCGTCTGTTCTGCAGGTTCACTGCCGAGGTGACACGGCGCAAGTTCCCCGGTTCGTAGTGTCCGTTGTTGTCTATCCTGTCGACCTCGTACCCCTTCCAACCCTCTGCTGGGTGCAAGGATATTAGGTAGTCCGCGCACTCTTTCAAGGACGAGAACTTGAAGCGTATCCCTCTGCCCCCGTAGTTCTTCCAGTTCCTGTCCTTTGGGTTGGTGCAGCGCTGCATGATCGCGGTTATGCGCCCCTGTAAAGACTTCTCTGCCGGAGAGTTCACCAGCATATTGCCAGCCTTCCGGTGCCGCTCCCGCGTACTGCAAGGACGGCAGGCCGTCGATTTTCCTTCGCGCAAGTTGTTGAGCAGCTTCCAGTCCTCTGCCCCACAGTCGCAGCGCACCCTCACGTAGATGTGCTTGCCACGTCTTTCGATCTTCCGGGAAACAATCGTCCACGAGCCGAACCGGGCGTTCTCCAATTCCGGTTCGAGAAAGTCTTTCCAGTCTGGATGCTGCGACCCCGAAAGGAAGCGTCCGTTCTCGTCCAACCCACACTTCGTGATCGGCCGTTGCTGTAAGCCCGTCATAGGTAATGACCTCCTTTTCCCCCATGTACACCACACCCTCGTGGCCTACCCACTCTACCCCATCCCATACAAGATGATCTACTGTTATTTTCTCTATTGGAACCAGACCAACGTGCGTGAGAACAAGCTGACCTTCCGCGATACATGTTTTTGCAGCCTTCCGGTTGAGGCCTGTCAGATCAGCGGTCATCTGGTGGAAGTCGAAGTCTCCGCTGCCGTAGCCCTCCACGTACTGCGCAACAATTGCATCCCGCTCCGTCTCCGGATGGCTCGCTGCGAAGTGGACAAGCAGTCGGGGCTCCTGTGATGAGTAGTCAAAGGACCCCCATCTGCAACCATCCTCTGGTATAAACAACCCACGGATGAGCTGCTTAACAAACGGATCGCGCGCAGGTAGTTGCTGCATGTTAGGGTGAGATGAAGCGAAGCGCCCAGTGACGGTGCCTCCGTCATCGGATCGCAGCTGGTGCATTTCGCAATGGATGCGCCCATTATGCTGAAAACGGAGGATAGAGTCAATGAAGGTGCTATCCGCCTTGTCCATCTCGCGCAGGTTGACGAGGGCCTTGGCCACCGGGTGGTCCATGGCCTGCAGGAACTGCTTGGTGAACGACGGCGCTCCGGCCTCGGTCCTTGGGTAGGGCAGGCCGAGGGCATCGAACATCTTCTGCACCGAGGCGGCCGCCCACGGATCGACCTTGACCCCGGACTCTCTGGCGATCCACGCGGCCAGCTCGTCGGCCTTCTTGCGCAGCTCTTTCTTGGCGATCTCGGCCTTGTCCAGATCGACGCGAACCCCGCGCATCCGCATGTCGATGACGACAGGGAGCACACGGTGCTCCAGATCGCAGACCGACAGCAGGCTCTGGTCCTCGAGCATGGGCTTCAGCCGCTCCCACAGCTTGAGCGTCAGCACCGCATCCTGCTCGGCGTAGACGCCCACGTAGCGGGCCGGGAGCTTCCACATCTCGGCCTTCGGATCGATGCCCCACTCTGCGGCTGCACTCTTCAAGACCTTCTCGTCCTTGCGCATGCCCAGATAGTCCTTGCCCAACAGGTCGAGGCGGTAGGACAGGCGGTTCTCGTCCAAGAGCGGGGCGACCAGCATGGTGTCGATCACCGGACCTTGGACCGTGATCCCCGAGGCCATGAGCCAGCCCAAGTCGTAGCTGGCGTTGTGCATGATCTTGGTGATGTGCGGCGTCGCAAGCTGCTTCTGCAGCCAGCGGAACACCACCTTCTTGTCGAGGTTCGGCCCCTTGGCGTGGGCAATGGGGAAGTAGCCGGAGAAGTCCCCGGCCGCGATGGCGATGCCGATGATCTCGCCATGCTTGGTCGCCCAGCCCGGACCCATGGTGGTCAGGTTCGGGTCCCGCGTTTCAAGGTCGATGGCCATCGTCCTATTGTTCGTTAGGTCGGGAAACTCGGAGGGCATGAACCACTCGACGTCCGGGTTGGACAGGTCCATCTTCAGCAGGAAGTCGTCCGTGCTGACGTCGAAGCGGTCTTTACTCACAGGCGCATTCCCCGGCGATGGCGGCATAGGCAGCCGCGTCCACATAGTTGTCTTCGTGATAGCCCCCGTTCAGGGAGCGGGCGGCCTTGAGCAGGACCATCATCCACGCCGCGTCCGAGGCGTCGAGCGGGGTATAGATACCGTTCCTCTCGGTCAGGTACGTGCTCCAGAACTCGGCGATAGTGGACATGTTGTCCTTAACAGGGCCGTAGGAATCCTGCCGCTCCCCGCCAGTCACTTCGGCAGCGCGCTTCAAGATTTCGATTCTCTTCTGGTCAGACGACATAGCGGTAGTCCTTGTCTGTGTGCACGAAGCACAGGTGTTTCTTTGCCCGGCTGCCCATGACATAGGCCAGACGGTGTTCGTCGTCGGGGAAGGCGGTGTTGACGCAGGCCTTGGTGGACGACAGATCGACTGCGACGTTGTCCTCCTCCCCGCCCTTGGCCGCATGCCCCGTGGACACGGTGATCCGGGGTTCTCCCGAGATGTCCTCACCCCGGCGCTCAAGGCCCCGGATGTACTCCGCCTCGGTCTCCCCGAGGTTCAAGACCCGAAGCGCATCGAGCTGCTGTGGGGCGATCATGCCCACGGCTGACACCAAATAGTCGTAGTCGTAGCTCTCCATCGGGCTGAGCGCCTCGAGGAGCTTGGCCGATCCGCGCTTCACTGCCGCAGCATCCCCCTGCTTGGGCAGCATCTCGTAGAGCGCCTTGATAGTGGCCAGCGGCAGCGCCTCCCCGCGCTGCAGCGCCCGCCACCCCTTGATGGCAGAGGAGACCTTCGGGTCCACGGAGTTGCGGCCGTAGAGCTTGAACATGTAGCCGTCCTTGCGCAGGCGCTGGGCCCAGTCCTGCACGTAGCTGTTGGTGCGGGCCAGCACCATCCATCGCCCGGTCGAGAGGTCCAAGTTGCGCGGCCCGATGACCCTGCTCACCGATCCCTCATGCTCGGCCGGATGAAACTCCTTGGGCAGGCGGTTGCGGATGCGCGCCGACAGGGACACGCAGACATCGTAGACAGGTTTGGGCAGGCGGAAGCTCTGGGAAAGGACCTCAATGTTGCGGGAGCTTTCCATGAACAGCTTGACGTTCACCCCGGCCCAGCGGTGGATCGCCTGATCGTCGTCCCCTGCGAAGATCACCCGATCTGCCCGCTCGGCCAAGAGCTCCACCATCCGCCACTGCAAGGGCGTCAGGTCCTGTGCCTCATCGACCACGAGGAGCTTAAGCCTCGGCCCTTGGAGCTCCTGCACCACGACCTCGTTGATCATGTCCACGAACGAGAACTTGTTGTAGGTGCTCTTGAAGTAGGCCAGCTCTGCCTCGACCTTCAGGAGCATGGGCCAAGACATGGACCAGTCGTTCATTTCCGAGAACTCCTGCTCGAGCGGAATGCAGCGCATGATCGAACGCTCGATGGCGGCGACGTACTTATCCCCGCCTACCGTCTGCGCGATGATCATGCCATCCTTGGCAGAGTGATCGTTGGTCCCGATGATGTCGAGGCCAAGTCCCCGGCCGAAGTTGCGCCAATCCGCCTGCGTCATGATCTGCGTGGCGGCGAGGCCCAGCATCCGCATGCCTGCGGAGTGCAGGGTGCGGAACCACGGCAGGTCCTTGGGCTGCAGGTTGAACCTAGCACAGGCCCGATCTCGCGCCTCCTCCACAGCCTTGCGGGTGAAGGAGAAGACGGCGATCTCGTCAGGCCTCGTCCCCCGAGCCAGCTCCATCTCCACTTCCGAGATTAGCCTGTGGGTTTTTCCGCACCCGGGGGGACCGAGCAACAGCTTTCTCTGTTCCATGAAACTTCCCTCTTGGTCTTGCATATAGCCAATCCTCGATCTCCTTCTTGGAGAACCGGGACACTGAGTTTTGATCTTGCTCGTCGCCCAGCGAGTAGGGCTTCGGGAACTTGTTTTCCTTGATCCACTTATACAGAGTGGACTCCGACAGGTTCAGCCACCGACACACGTCGGCAGCTCTCAAGAGGCGGTCGTCCGCCTCAGAAGGGAATACTGGTTGCTTCACGTCTCGACTCCGATCTCATGTCCACATGGGACTCTTTGTAGGCAGGCACCCACCACACGCGTATCGTTGAGGGAGCGCCGTCCTCTTTCTTCACGGCCTGATGGCCATTGCAGGCAGCACCCGAGTTGAGGTCTCGGATGAAGTTTTGTATCTGCGGGCGCGTCACCGTGGTGAACCCGCGGAACTTCAGGAACTCGGCCAGACCACCGAAGGTAAACTTGGTCAGGCCCTTGTCCGTCCAAGGCTTGCCCATGACCATCTCCTCTGGGACCATGGCCTTGATGTTGCTCGTGCAGTACTCCTTGATCAGGTCCTCGAACTGCCCGCGCAGCGTCAGCTCCGGCGGGGCTTCGATCTTGATCGCAGTGGACAGGAGGTCGTTGACCAACTTGTTCCACTCCGTGGGCTTGATCGTCGGGGGCATCCTATCCACTTGCTCAACGCAGGCTCTGCTGAAGGCCGACTGGACGGAGAGCTGCTCTGATGTCAGCTCGAGACGCTGCCCGTCGTAGTCGAGGAAGAACATCTTGGGCGACGAGTTGAGGATTGTCATGCCCGTGAGCTTCGGGAACTCGACAGGGCCACTGCCCCCGATCCCATACTTGCGGGAGCGGCAGAGGTCCTTGTTGCAGAAGTTGCAGAGCGGCTGGGCTGTGCACTGGAACCCGTAGACTTTCTTGTCGTGCTGCTTCTGCAGCGTGACAATCTCTTCCGCGCCGAGAGGCTCGTCGCAGTACCGCGCGTTGCTCTCCTCGAGCAGCTTCTTCCACCCCTCGGGGCTGGCCTTACGGTGCGCCACGATCATGTTGAACATGGTGATGTTGCGGTAGCTGTTGACAACACCCTGCTGGATGATCTGCTCTAGACAGGGCGGGTAGTCCTTCAGGTCGTCGCGGGCTTCCACATGCGGGGCGATCTCGAGCTTCGACATGGGAATCCGGCTGGCTTCCACCTTGTCGAGAAACTCCTCCAAGCTCAGCGCCTCACCCGTCTCCGAGATGGCATAGCGCACGGTGGCGTCGGCGTTAAAGTACGGCGTGTTGATGAAGTTGCCCACATCCCCACGGTCGAACAGTATCTTGTCCTGCTTCGGGAATATCTCCCGGCCAGCAAAGCCCAGCACGGCAGCCATCTCGGTCAGGTATTCCCGCACCATGGCGGCCGGGTACCAGTTGTCCAAGAACAGATAGAGGTGCGCACCGCCCGACTTCGAGCGACACTGGATCAGCGGCAGCTTCTGGTTCTTAATCCGTGTGGCCAAGGCCTTGTGGTCGAGGTCGTAGTCGTCGACATCGATGGCCCCGAAGCAGCACTCGTTCTTCGAATTGATCGGGATCGCGCCGACGCCCTGCTTGCCTGCAAGATGCGCCTCGACGTGCTCCTCCGTCATCACCTCACGGATGACATAACTGTTGGCTTCTGCCTTGCCGTTTCTCGCAACTCGGCCCACGGTCGTTCGTCCATGGGCCAAGTCCGAGCCTTGAAAGGCAAGCAGAAGACGTCTGGCATTTGACATTGTCTTCTCCGGGCGCGGGTGGGTGAGGGGGCCGAAGCCCCCTCAGGCTCAAAACGGGATAGAATCGTCTCGGCCACCGCCCTCGGAGTGGTTCTCGGCTTGCGCCTTAACCTCGCCGCGCATGATGCTCTCGCGGAAGTTCTTGGCCTCAAGCAGAAGCTCACGGGTATCGACCATACCCAGCTTCTCGATGGACCAGTTGTAGAAGTCGCCCTTGTCGTTGGTCTCTTCCGTGGTCGTCAGGAGCCACATCGTAGCGAACACTGGCGGGGTAATGATGGCACCCGTCGTCGGGTGCTTGACCTTCTGCATGGCGATCTGCGTCTTCCAGCGGCGCGAGACCTTGAGCTGCGTGGACTTCATGTCCACCACAACAGGCTGGGTCATGCCGTCTTCGTCAACGATCAGGCAGAAGTGCTGGTCAGACTTCACCAGCTCGTTGCCTGTCGGCAGGATTTCCTTGCTGCCGTTGCGGCTGGTGCGCTGCAGGATCGGATCGTTGGCGTTGATCTCGCCCCGGAACCCGCCGCCGCTCTCGCGAGGGACAAACTCCAGATACTTCGTGGTCTGGTAGCAGGGGATGATGACCAGCCCCTTCTCGCCTGCCCACATCTGCCCGGTGAGCGTGTTGTACGCATCGCCCACAGACAGGCCCTCGATGTACTCGGGCTTCTTCTTGTTCAGTTGCGGAGACAGGGACTGCGCCACACGCACGAACGGGATTTGCATCTCGGACGAGTCGAAGGCTGCGCCCTCTCCCGCCATGCCGAAGATGTCGTCCATCACTTCGTTGGACAGGGCGGTCTGGTTGGCTTTTGCCACAGCAGTGGTCATGATTATTTCCTCCGGATATCAGCAGCGTTGACGACGTATGCACCAAACATGTCGAGATCGATGGGCTTGCCACCCTCGACACGCTCTTTGACAAAAGCCTTCAGCGTCTGGGAATGAATGTGGGTCTTGATTTCGGGGTCGAAGCCCTGCTCACGCAGGATGCCGACAGCGTTCTTGGCAGCGTTGTCTTCGCCACGTCCGAAGGACACCGTCACATCGTTCTTGATGATGTCGTCCAGACCATTGTCGCGAAGCCAGCCGAAGGCCTTCTCGCGGTTGTCCTCCGAGATCGAGGCCGACACGATGAGCTTGCGTGTCACAGCCACGCCGTCAACGTCGAGGCGGTCAACGCCCATCTCGTCCATGACGCCGGGGATCAGTTCGGTGGTGAGCTTCTGACGCTCCTGCTTCAAGGCCTTGAGGTCGGCTTCCACCTTCTCAATGTCCTTGTCCACCTGCCGCAACGTGCGGACGAGGTCGCTCAGGTTTCGCGTCTCACTGGTGCTGACGTTTGACAGCGCGTCGGCTTCGCTGAAGATGTCGTCGAAGATGTCGGTCACAAGTATATCCTCTTCAGGTTTGTGGTTGATCAACAAGTCGTCTTGTTGTAGATGCAGTATATCGGAGGATATGCCATGACTGTCAAGCTGAATTTTAAGACGACGCCATATGCCCATCAGGTGACGGCGCTCGAACGCTCTCTCGACCGGGAGTCCTATGGATTCTTCATGGAGATGGGCACTGGTAAGTCGAAGGTGCTGATCGACACCATCAGCAACCTGTACCTCGAGGGCAAGATAGACTTCGCCCTGATCATTGCACCCAAAGGCGTGTACCGCAACTGGGTGTCGAAAGAAATCCCAGAGCACATGCCCGACGAGTTGGAGAAGCGGGTGATTCGCTGGGTGTCCACTGCGAACAAGGAACAAGAGGCCGAGATCAAGTCGGTCGGCAAGTTCTTCGGGGGCCTGACCCTCTTCGTCATGAACGTCGAAGCTTTCTCTGCCCTCAAGGGCAAGCAGGCAGGCGAGTGGTTGGGCAAGAAGTTCGGGGCCCGAGGTCTGATCGGCATCGACGAATCGACCACCATCAAGAACCACAAAGCCAAGAGGACCAAGGCCCTCATCAAGATCGCCTCGATGTTCAAGTACCGTCGGCTGTTGACAGGATCGCCTGTGACCAAGTCGCCCATGGACATCTACGCTCAATGCGAGTTCCTCGGACCTCGGCTCTTGGGCTGCGACAGCTACTACGCTTTCCAAGGGCGGTACGCTGTGACGCAGAAGCGGAAGATGGGAGCGCACAGCTTCGAACAGATCATAGGCTACCGCAATCTGGAGGAGCTGGGTGAGCGAGTTGATAGGTTCTCCTACCGAGTCCTGAAGAAGGAGTGCCTCGACCTACCCGAGCGAACATTTACCGCACGCTACGTCAGCATGACCCCCGAGCAGCAGAAGATGTACGACGAGATCAGGAAGGAGGCGTTCACCCTGATCAATGGGACAGAGTTGGTGTCCACCCCCGTCGTGATAACCCAGCTCCTCCGCCTGCAACAGGTGCTGTCCGGCCACCTCAAGACGGACGATGGGGACATCATTACCTTCAAGTCCAATCGGATGGAGGCGTTGCTCGAGATACTCGAGGAGCACGATGGAAAGGCCCTCGTCTGGTCTCGCTTCCGGCACGACATCATCTCGATCACCGAAACGCTTCGCAAAGAATATGGTGAAGGTTCCGCAGCATCTTATTTCGGGGGGACATCAGACGAGGAGCGCAACGACATCGTTCGCAACTTCCAGAACCCGGGACATCCCCTTCGGTTCTTCGTGGGCAACCCGGCGACGGCAGGTTATGGTCTGACACTGACCGAAGCTAACCTCGTGGTCTACTACGCAAACGACTACTCGTTGGAGCATCGACTGCAAAGTCAAGATCGCGTCCACCGTATTGGCCAGAGGAACCCCGTGACCTACGTGGACCTGATAACGGAGAAGACGGTGGACGAGAAGATTGTGGCAGCATTGAGGAACAAAATCGACATCGGGGCGAAGGTTCTCAGAGAGGAGGCGATGGAATGGCTCAAACTCTAGCCGAGCTGGACAATATCACAGGCGACGACCTCATGGCCCACTGGCAGTTCATGAAGGCTGTGCTGGAGTACAAGTTTGGGGATCGGACGAGGGACGATGCCCTCGAACACATGAGCTATTACAGCGGGCTCGAGGTGTTCTTCTGTGAGATCATGCTGAAGGAGCTGTGCCGGGAGCGCCTCGGCGCTCTCATCGTTTCTTTTCCGAAGCTGCCGCCATGTCCTCCGCCGTACTACCCTCTTCCGATTGAATCACGCGGTACTTTTCGCGGATCATCACGGCGAGTTGCCGAGCCATAGAGCGGTCCTCTTTCTCGGCGATGATGGCAAGAAGTTTGTGGTCGTCCTCGGGGACGGCCACATTCCGAAAGACAAGACCTTTATTGGCCATCGTGTGTAGCCTCCAACAAGCAGCTTATGACAGGGTTATAGCTGTCCTGTGAGCAGGAAACAAGGCTCTTCGGTTTTGGGTATCGCGAGGGGCGCGATGGTGGATGGTGAGCCGTAGCGCAGTCTGACCTTCGACCAAGACAAAACCGCAGGTTTCGTGTGCGCCCCTCGCAATCTTTTTAGCCGCGCTTTCCGGCGGCTTCAAGGGCTCTTTGGATGGCAGCGGGGCTGCACGACCACAGGGCCGGGGTCCTCTTGTCACTGGCCTGCTCGTCCGGCTTGGGCTTCGTCTTCGACGGCATCGTAGGTGCGTACTTGCTGAGCGGCAGCATGATGCCGAAGCGCTCACATGCAGCGTCAATCGAACTGCGGTGCATTTCGTAGTGGGCAGCCGCCAGCGACACGCTCCAGCCCTTGTCTCGCGCTGCAATGATCATGTCGCGCGTGATGATCTTCCTACCAGCCATTCCGGTCCTCTGCTTCTTGTTTGATACGGTTGATGTCCGGCAGGTTCTGCCGAGCCATGTATTGCAGCAGCTCGAACTGCTCCTGTGTCAGCCACCATGCTGGGCATTTGACGTAGCCCGCCCGCCTCAACGCTCTCGCGCCGGGGCTGTTGGATGGGTCACGGGGCATCTTCGTGGTCCATTATCAGTTCATGCTGCACGATAGCCAGCACTCCAATGGCAGCGGCCAGCGTCACCCGCCCGCTGTATTCGTAGATCACCTCTCTGATGCGATCTGCCATCTCGCCCGTCACGTCCTCGGCCCTTTGGCCTGCGCCGGGTATGACTTTCAGGGTCATCCCTTATCCCCCTCAATCTCGGCCAGCGTGGCGCGGGCTTTGTCGATGCGCTTCACGGCCAGCTTGCGCCAATCTTCATACATGCGGGTGTAGTTGATGCCGCCCCTGTTGTGGGTGTGGACAGTCACAGACGCCTCGGAGGCAATCTCCCGCAGCGCCTCCACCGCCTTCGCCAGTTCGGCGGTCAGGGCTTCGATGCGGTCGGCAGCTTCATCCTCAAGCGTGTGCCTAAAATCTTGCGTGGCCTTGGCGTTTCGCAGCCGCTTCACCAGTTCTTCGTCAGTCATGTCTTCCCCTCCTCGATGTTCACATTTGCCCGCAGATACAGTCGCTTCGACCCGGCCCCGCAGTTCGGGCATTTGGTTTCCCGCACCAGCTTGGTCAGCTTCCGCACGTCCATCGGGAAGACGGCCTCGGTGCTAAAGCATTTCTCGCACACGCCGCAGCGGAAGTGCATCCGTTTGTCTGGGGTGGTCATCCCTTCTCTCCCTCAATCTCGGCCAGCGTGGCGTCAATGAAGTCGCACAGCGTTTCAGGGCATGGGTCATCGAGCCAAACAACGTCTGTAACGCCTCCGCCGCCGCCATTTTCAATCGACGCTTTCGCCCGCCCCAAAGCCTCCACCGCCTTCGCCAGCTTCTCCCGCAGTTCCTGCATCTGGTTGTGCCACTCGCCGCAATAGCCAGTGTTCAAACAGTCCGAGCAGCCATAAGGCTCGGGCGCTCCTCTGGGGCCGTGGCAAGTCATGCACACACCCTCTCGCCCGGCAACACCTTGCCAGTGGTCCCTCTCCTTCTCCAACTCCTCCGCATAAGCCTCGGCCTCCTTGGCGTCAGCACGGGCGGCTTCGAGTTGCTCGGTCAGGGCTTCGATGGCCGTTGCGTCAGAGATTAGATCATCCGGCGATAGCTGGTGTCCCCAGCCGCAATGCACATAATGACCGACCGGACAAACACCGTTGTGTGTAAGTTCTGCTTCTACAAGAGAACCGCAGTCTTCGCATATAGCCCAAGTCATCCCCGTGGCCTCCGCTGCTTGCTGTCTTTCCAACCCACTGTCCCGACCTGCACGATGCCGGGGAAGTCGTCGATGCGGCGGTATCTTGACATCGCCAGCCATTTTTCGTCTCGGCCTTTTGGCTCAAACTCGTAGCCAAAGACGCCTCCAGCTATATCCCGCGCCACCCACTCAGCCCAATCAGGCAGCTTCTCCCATGCGATCACGTCTTGGGTCTTGGGCAGGGGGACGGTGCGGTAGATGCTTTCGTCACACCATTCGGGGAGGGTGTAGCACCACCCGCCAAGGTCTGCTGGGGCATAACGCTCAAACTCCCCACCTGCCTCCTCATGCTCATGCAACGCGGCCTTTTCCTCGTCGGTCAGCAGGCCATACGGCACTCGGTTGTTGGTCATGTCGATCATATCAAAACACTCCTGACCTTATTCTCAAAGTTCGCCTGAGCGGCATCGGTGGCTGACAGAACGTCAACGTATTCGTCCAACGCAATGCCGCCGGGCATCCCAAGATACACGCCAACCTTGTCGTCAAAGCGGTGCAGTTCGTATGTGCCGACGATGCTATATGCAACGAGCCATAGGCCGCCAGTTGCGCCTTCTGGGATGGTCACGTCGCGCCAGATCAGGCTTTTGATCTTGACCTGTTTGCTCATTTCCGCCCCCTTTCCCACGCGATGCGCGACAGTCGGTTGGCCAGCGCGTCCATGTCCTCGGTGCTGATCTGGCGGTTGGTCATAATGGCCCAGTAAACTAAGTCCATAAACCTTTTGGGCGGCAGCACCTGCGCCGCGTTGCTGATGCCCAGTGCCGCCTCTGCCTGCACGTCGCGGTGCGGCATGGTCTCTTGTTTCTTGCGCCAGAAGAACATGTCAGTAGCCCTCCGGCTTGAGCGCGTCGAGATCGACGGAGAAGTAGACGGCATGCGCGCTGTCAATGTCCTGACGGTAGAGCTCGATGCGGTGCATCTTCCCGGCCCGACACAACGAACGAAGGTGGTTGCCGATTGTGGCGGCAATGAGTTTGTCCTCGGCCACCTTGTAGTCGACGTCGCGCTTGAAGAGTTGGTAGAACACCTCGCGGCTCGTCCACACCTGCCCTTCCAGCACCAGCGCCTCGATCTGGGCCTTCAGGTCGGTCGGTTCGACTCCTTTCTTTGCCACAGGTGCTGGCGCAGGGGGCGGCACGGGCACAAGCTCTGCGATCCCGCGCTCCTCATGATGGGTCTGCGTCGGGAAGATGTAGATCGTCCGCCACGGCACGTCCTGCCGACGATCCTCGTAGTTGGGGATGTAGCGGACCCGCATCGTGTCGCCGGGCTTGATGTCAAACATCTCCGTCTGGCTCTTGTGGAAGAAGATCGAGCCTTGGTTCTTGCCGCTCATGTCTCGGCCATAGGCGTTGCCGGAGAAGGATACAGAGTAGACGAGAACCTCGCTCTCGCGCATGTCCGCCAGATCGAAGGCAAGACGCTTGTCGTGTTCGTTTTCCATGGTCAGTGTACTTTCTTCTTGGTTTCTGGTTCTTCTAAATGTTCGGCCGCGCCCCGCAGGACGATGGCCATCTTCTTGTCGGGCATGCCAATCGAGCGGGCGTAGACCATAGTCGTGGTCAAGAGCAAGCTCAGGGCAACCGACCTGTCGTCGCCCATGTAGGCGTCCACAACGGTCAGAAGCAGGGCAGACAACTCGTCCGGCTTCATGTCTTCGGGCAGGCACTCAAACGCCGCCTCGACCATCTTTGTCTTCTCTTCATGGCTCGTCAAAACGGGCACTCCTTGCCTTGCTTGTACCAGTCGCTGGTCTCCTCTTTGGGATAAACCTTAGACTGGGGGGTTGTCTTAGTATTTTCGATGTGCTTCGGGCGCAGGCCCATCTGTTCCATGAACAGCCCGAAGTCGCCGTAGACTTCGGGGGTGAGGGTGCGGTCTGTCATGCTGCGTCTCCCATCTTTGGTGCGTGATACGATTTCTTGATGCCAAAGGCCGGGTGCCCCGACCAGAAGCCCTCAATCCACTGATACCAGAGGCCGTCCTTGCGCTGGGTGGTATTCTTCCAGCCCTCCTCGGCCCTGCGCCAGTGCCCCCGCGTGTAGTGCAGGGGCATGCAGCGCACAGGCTCGTCGCGGGTGAGCTTGGCCTTGACCTCTTCGCCAATGTTCCACGTGATCTTGTGCCATGCGTCAGTGGCGTAGCCCCCGCTGCGCTTGGCAGCGCGGCGCTCCTGCCTCGACCCTGCGGGCTCACGCTTGGTGAACGAGGGCTGGTTCAGGAGGGAACACATCGTTGCGACGGTCAGGACGTTCATGGTGTGGACTTGCTGTTGCGCTTCGTCCTCCCCGGCTGTGAGGCCAGAAATAAGAAGGGGCTCCTCAACACCGACCTGATACGATCCCATAAACAAGGCCCCAAAGTACGGGGATATGAGAAAGACTAGGTTCTTTCCTGATCCATCAGGGTCGGCAAAGGCAAGGTACATGAACGGCAGGTTGTCCGCCCTTCCCGTGAAAGATATCTTGGAGCCGGGAGACCAGAACGCGCAGATGTCTGACGGCAAGCGGCAGTCCTCGTCCAAGATAATTTCGTCAGTGGTCTTCCCGCCGTATGTTTGCTCATACACCCGGTCAACCGCCCGAGCGACATTGTTATCAAGTTGATAGAAGTCGCATGCCCCCAGTGCGTTGTACACGTCTGCAGCCGTGGCGATGTCGTCCTCTGTCACTCCTACCATGTTCTTTACCAGAGACTGCGCCTTCCGGCACATCTCCGCCATCTCGACAACGGAGCTTGGCTCTCGGACCTTGGTCATTGCTTGATCCTCTCCAGCTTCCCGTTCCCCGGGTCGTGGTAGACCTTGATGGGTGCCCACTTGCCATCCCAGAACTGCTCGATGCGGTGCTTGACCAGCGGCATGGGATAGCCCTTGTTGCCAAAGGCGTCCTCCGGCGTGGTGAAGCCGTCCACGTAGTTTACCGCGCGGATTTCCCCGGGCCTCGGACCTTGGTTCTCGGCGGTGCAGTCCAGTTCCCACTTGGCCATCACTCGTCCTCCTCTTCGTCGTATCCATCATCCTCGATCTGCCCCGTGCCGCCGCAGTTTTCGCAGGCGTCCTCGTATTCCTCGATGAAGCCCACGTCGCGGCCGTAGTTGTGGGTGAAGACGCGCTCGTAGAGCACCGTTCCTTGGCCCTCGCATTCTGGGCATGGTTTGTAGTGGGTCATCACACAGCCTCCTCGGTCCGCGGCTCTTGGTCCTCGGTAGCATCCTGAATGGCAAACTTGAGCATCATCCGAGCCTCGGCGCGGCGCAGATAATGCGCCATCTCGTCGATGTCCTGATAGTCGGGGCGTTCGTGAGTGCTCAGGTCCATGTCGGCGTCGATGCAGTCGAGCACAGTGCGCGCATGGCGCAAAGACATGGTAAGAGTGATCGTCTTGTCAGACATTCTGGTTCTCCGTTTGGTTTAGGTTGAAAGTGCTACTTGTGTAAAATAAACAAGTGCGGGTGTCAAGGGGTCAGGATAAGCGCCAGACCCGCATGCCATACGTCTGGCCCTCAGTGCCCGACCGCGTCAGCACGGCAACCTGCCTGCGACGCGCCGCGCTCATGATCCGGGCCCGATGCCCGTTCCCCTCGGTTCTCGGCACTGGGACAAACACGCTCTCCCCCACCACCATGGCGTCCAAGACAGCGCCAAAGCCAGACGTGGGATCGTCGCCCGATACCTCGATAGTGTGGGTGAAGCCCGGAGGCGGAGGCAGGTCGCCGCCATGCTCCAGACGCGCACGACGCAAAGCCTTGCTGGCAGGGATGCGGTGGTCGGAGGAGATTAGGAGAAGCATTGGCTGCGGTCCTTGGGTCTAGGTTGTAGGGTTGTGTTGCACTTGTTACTAACAAACATCCGTGGTTCTGTGTCAAGAGGGGGAGGTGGGGTGGTTCTTGGGCCTCGGGCCTTGGTGCTTCGCGAGTTTCCCTTATACTGCCGTGGACTCCAGCGTGAGTGTGAAGCTCACGCTGATCGGAGGAAAAAAAACCTTTTGGCGTAAAATTTATGGATTTCACCCTTATAAATAAGGGATTCCAGCCTTTACAAACACGTTTTTTGAACGTATCGGCTTTACAAACAAGCGGAAATAGTCAGCAACTTCTCTACCCTGCCCTGTCCCTGAGCGTTGTTGAAACGGTTGAAATGACGCTGGGAGCTACGGGCCTATAAGGGAAACTCGACTTTGCCCCACCTTGCCAGCCCGCTTTTGGCGCTGTAGAGTTGTGGGAATACCACAAGTTGGAGGTTGATACATGGCCGAGCGTAAAAAGCCGGGACCTGTGCCCCGTGCGAAGTTTGACAAGACGGTCGATGCTGCCCCTCTCTTGAAGTCCGCCTTCGAGCTTGAGCTTGAGGAAGAGTACGGCCGGGAGATTACTGTCAGGCAGCGCACGTTCTGCGAACTGTATGTTGAAGGCAGGCTGACGGCCACCGAATGCGCGAGGCAGGCGGGGTACAGCCCCAACGCTGCCAGCGATATCGCCACCAAGCTTCTGAACGGGTCGTCCTTCCCGCACATCCCTCGATACATATCCCAGCTTCGGGACGAGAAGGAGCGGCTGTACGGTGTCAGCCTGTCCGGCCAGCTTGAACGGCTGTACAAGCTGTCACGCGGGGCCGAAGAGGCCAGCCAGTTTTCTGCCGCCATCAACGCGGAGAAGATCAGATCGGCACTCGGGGGCCTGACGGTTGACCGTCGCGAGAACGTCAACACCATCGACCAGATGACACGCGACCAGATCACCGCCCGCCTTGCGGAGTTGCAGCAGAAATACCCGCAGGCTTTCATCGTCGATGCCGAATACACGGAGGTGCCCAGTGGCCGGACCAGAAGCAAAGGTGTGGGCAAATATGCGGAAATATCTGCCCCCGAAGTGTCACGCGACGAGGATTGAGAACCGCCACGGCGGCGGTATTCCTGACGTGCATATTTGTATCCCCGGGGTGAGCTTTTGGGTCGAACTGAAAGCCTCGAAAACAGATGGCGTTTCTCTGCGCCCGCAGCAGGCCGCGTGGCACGCGCGGCAGGCTTCATGCGGTGGCCTCTCATACGTGCTCTGCGGCTTTGCGCACCCACCCTACGTCAAAATATGGAGGGCCTCTGCGCCCTCTCCTACGGCCTCTGCGGGCCTGCTCTGCGGCCCCGCGCTGATCGAGTCTGACAGCATGGCCGATGCTCTGCGCCTGCTCTGCGCCGATGCTCTGCGGCTCAACGCTGAGCGGAGCTCTGCGGCTCTGCGCTCTGCGGGTGGAACGGAAAAGACCCCCGACGCCTAAGCGCCGGGGGCAAGGTGGCCGCGCCCGGGCGGATATGGGCGCGGCGCGGCAAATCAATGCTGCACGATAGCAACGGATTTAGGAGAGCGCGTCGCAAGCCCGGCGCAAAGCTTGCAAGCTTCGCACGTCGTGCGCTTGCCCGCTTCCTTGCTGGCCGGGCAAAGCACTTCCCGGGAAGGATCGATTTCTGAGACGTTCTGCACCACGCGAAACGTGCGGGCCCCGGCTTGCCAGAAGATCAGCGCTTGCCCGTAGGTGTCGGCCGATTGCATGACAATTTCTGGCCGATATCCCGATTGATGGCTGTATCCGGTCCACCCTGCGGCTTCTGACAAAAGCGCATCCCATACATGCGACGGCACGGCGGCCGGGTCCCCGTAGGTTCCAAGCCTGACCATGCGGCCGCGCCCGATAGCGGCCGGGTCTGCTACGCCGTAGACGCCCCGATGATACGCGCGAAAAACTACTAGCGGCCCTTGCCCTAGCAGCACGTAGCAATCGCGCTCTTTTGCTTGTTTTGCGGCCGGGTCCGCCGTTGGTGTGCCCCGGTGCACACAAGTGCCACAGATTGAGAAATCGGCCCCGGTTTTGCTGGCCTCAAGCGGGTTGATATCTTCCCGAATGATGTATGTCTGAACCATGCCGCCCGTCTTTTTGTTCCGCTTGGAATAGACCGCGACCACCACAATAGGCGCGCCGTCGATCAGCGACGGCCCCCGGTAGATCACGCCTTTCGAAATTGTTTCCCCCGCCCGCGTACCAAGACCCTTTTTCATTTCGCCGTTCTCCTTTTTCCGTTTGCCAAAGGCCCGGGGTTCAAGCCCCGATGCCAGAGAAATCTAGCACACTTGTTTGTTTTGCACAAGTGAAAAGGCCCCCGGTCCGCGGAGCTTGTCACATTGCGCAGCGGTCCGGGGGCCGGGGTCCGGGGCTCTGCGGCCCCGCGCGGTTTTTTAATTGCTCTGCGGCCCGGCGCGCTTTTTATATATTGCGCAAGCTCTGCGGCTCTGCGGCCCCGCGCGGCTTTTTCCACGTCCGAGGCCCGAGGAACGAGGGCCGAGGACCGCGGGTCTCGTGCGTAAGCAAGAGGCCCGCTGATCTCTTGCGAGCGACTAGCGAGCTCCGTTTCTAGGATGGCTTGTGCGCGACTAGCGCACTCCATTTTAAAAGGTCGTAGAGCGACCCGGTTGCCCGGGTCGCTCTGTTCTTAGCCGAGGCGCTCGATGGTGCCTGCGATGTTGGAGCGCTTGCCGTGGGCCTCGAGCCACTCCGGCGTGGCTGCGACGAGCCTGCCGTAGGTGATGATCTCGTTGGCGTAGGTGTCGCCCATCTCGAACTCGCCCCACGTGTTTTCCGACTTGGCCGCGACCATCCAGCGGGCGTAGCGGTCCTTGAGCTCGTTGGCGGGTGCCTTGTAGGTCTTGAGGACCCGCCACTCCCATCCGCCCGGTGCCTGATAGATGGCGTAGGGTGCGTCGGTCTTGCGGGATTTTGCGAAGGGGTTAGCCATTGTTTTGCTCCTTGAGTTTGTTGAGGTCTTCGGTTGCCAGTTTGTATTGACCGCGTTTGTAGGTCCGCCCGGTCAGTGCGGATACTTTGCCGAGCAGCGCCGTGCCCGACATCTTGCTGTGCTTGAGGCCCTTGGCCATCAGCCCGAGGTGCAGCCGCAGGAACATCGCTTGCGCCTCTGGTCCTGCAGGATTGGTAATCGTTGTCATGTTGTTCTCCGGGTTGGGCCGGGGACATCGCTGCCCCCGGCGTTGTTGTCAGAATGGCAGGTCGCCGTCGTCCACGATAACCTCGATCCGAGGAAGCGACCTGATCCAGTGCGTGTAGTGCGAGTACTTCTCGACCACCGACAGCGGGCCGACCTTGGCCTCGTAGGTGTGGATAAAGACCGGCGCGTCGCAGTCTTCCTCGAGATAGACGACATCGCCCTGCCGGTAGCTGTAGGCGCTGAAGTCGCTTGGCGCGAAGCCGATGGCGATCAGGTCCACGACGGGAACCTCGAGCCAGCCGTGTGACGGGTCGGTGTGGAAAGTGAACTGTGTCATAGTGTGCTCCTGTTGTGTGAGTGGGGCGACGTTGCCGCCGCCCCTGTTGAGATTAAGCGTGGTGCTCAAGTGCGTTGGATGCGAGACGCTTCATCATGTCCGTCAGCGGGTTGATGAAGTGCTCGTCCATCCCGAGGTCCTTGGCCCGATCCATGACGCGACCCAGCATCGCCATGAACTCCTCGTGCTCGAGCTCGG